AGGTATTTCCCAATATGGTATAAAAAGATTTACAAATCCGTTTCTATCTTCTTCCGCATCATTCCAAAATTTCCAGAAGTGATTATATCCAAGGGGTGTAGATGACAACAGAATCTTTGTTGTTTCCCCAGCAGAAATCGTAGGATATACAGAAGTAAAGAACTCTTCTGCGACAGTATTAGGAATGATTGCCGCTTCATCTACATACAACATATTAACAGAACGTCCACGAATCGCACTAGATGATGTTGCTGCAGTAAATACTTTAGAGCCGTTTTCTAATTCGATATCACCTTTGTTCCAAGTGGTGACGCCTTGTTGTAGCCAAACAGGTAGGTGTTCATACATTAATTGATAACGAGACAACACTTCTCTTGCAGCAGCGGCTTTGTTAGCAAGTATCGCAACAGTTTTATTTGGAGAGAATAATGTCGTCCAAAGAATATATGCAGCGGAAGTAGTTGTCTTACCTTGCTGGCGACCTTCCATTAAGATTATACGGCGATTATCGTGAATAACATTTATCTTATTGATCTGACAATCATAAAGATTGAATGGTTGAAGCCCGTGATCTAGCGTTACGATTTTACAGTAATTGATGATAAAATAAACTGGATCTTTAGAGCACTTGACATACTCTTCAATCTGCTCTTTTGTAAAATCAATCGCAACACCGGCAGCCTTTAGATTTTGATTGCCAAGGTATTGAGTTGTCGCCATATTATATTATTTTCCGATAAGTTTTTGTAGTTCTGCAGTGCTTCCAACAAATAATGTATTGTTTACGTTAGTTACGCCTTGTTCTTTTGCTTTTTCTTCGTCTTTCTTGACATCTTTGACTTTTTTAGATAAATCTAATAAGTCTTTGTTAGTATCTGCAATCGTTTTAATCAACTGACCTGCAACTTCATACGCACGAGGAGACTCTCCTTCTTTTGCTAGGTACATAATATTTTCTATAACATTCTTACCATTTTCAATCAACCCTTTCAGATTGTTCCTTGCATATTCGTAATCATCGTCAATGTTGAGAACTTCCTTGCTAACAGGTAAAGATTCTCTTTGAGAAACAGGTAAAGATTCTTCTCCGATTTCAACCACATCACCTTCAATAATTGTTGGCTCAATATTGAAAATATCACTGAGTTTTTCGTCCATAGTTTTCTTCACGATGTAGTCTCCGTAATATCAAAATTAGTGTCTCCAGTGAACGTTATTGTAGTATCAGCCTCAGTAGCATCCCACTGGAAGTACGCAACTTCCGCTTGTGTGATATATTTATTGTTAGTTACAGGTCCAAACAAATAACCTTTCACTGTGAAATCTAAATCCCAACTAAGAATTCGGTTTGTTCCGTAATCACCCTCATAGCTATCGTCTGAAGTAACGTTCCCCAGTTCAATCGGAATATCCATTGTCGCATTTACATCAGATAGCACTTTCATTGTCACTGTAAAGTCAGGTGTAAAGAATGGTAAAATCTGTTCGATCATTTGAGTACCATCTTCAGCGTTCTTTGTCAATATGCTCAATTGAAAATTGAAATCATAGGGAACAGGAGCATACGACGTTGGTGTGTGTAAAGAGTTAGTGTCCTTAGTTCCAGTAAACTTAGAAAATGTATTCAGCTTTCGAGCCGGACTGTAACCCATGCTGGTCATAGAAAATCCAATACGAGGAAGAATTGTTGATACTGCACGACCAAAGTCTGGATCCGCTAACACTCGTTCGATTTGTTTTTGTTTTGGTCCATATGATATAGGGACATTTAGAGTTTGCACCACAGCGCCTAGCGAGTCAAATCTCTTGACTTGCATATCGTTGAAGATGTTGCCAAACATAATGACATATCTTCTGATCGTACTGTGGTAAAAATCGTGGCCAAATATCATATTTTTTTCCTATTTCTCTTGACAAACCCTTGACATTGTGTTAGTATTACTGTGTAGCCTCATACTAAGTACCAAAAGGATTTGTTTCCGACAAATCTAATATGTCATCATCGTTAATTCTAGTCTCAATAAATGCATTATCTGCGGTGTCATCTGCATCTTCTACCGCAGCATTGATTGATGTATCCGCACTATATTCATCTTCAATAGCATCCAACTCAGCAATATCGGTATCAATAATTTCACTAGAGTATTCGTATCTATCCGCTTTGATTTCGTAGGTGTATAGTTTGCCAAGTTGAAAGAATGTTTCAACATGCTCTACAAACTTGATCTCATAGATGAATCCTGCTAGTGGAAGATAAATTAAATCCCCCTCTCTAGGCCTGATAATATCAGAATAATCATAAGCTTGCTCAGCAGTCAATGTATCACCATCTTCTGTGATAATGTTATGATTGTATTCTGTCAATAAAGATTCTGTTAACGATTGGGTAAATCTTTTTTGAGAAATCGTAAACGTAATTGACTCGTCAGTTTGTAATCCAAACTTAGATAGAAACTCTTGCTGACCTACAAATCCATCGTATGTCTTTACATACATTTCCATTTCAAGTGCATCGTCAAATTTCGTCAGAGTATCTTCTGTATAAAGATAATCAAGATTAACGTGTGTTCTGGGTAGATAATACGTATTGATACCATAGATGCGAATTGCTTCTATGATTAGATCTTCGACAAGAGACTGTTCAGAGTAGGCCTGTTCGTACTGATTGTAGAATGCGTTACGAGCCATTTTATCCTACCATGTCGTTTACGGGCAGAGAATATGATTGCGTCATCTCATCTTCTAATCGAGCGAGTTCTTCTGATGCTTCATCCCAAATTTTCTGACCGTTGAATACTACCCCTCCAGGCATTTGTATTCCTTCGAACTTCTTGAGGTTCTCACCCCACTGTTTTTTGATTTGTGCTGTTGCGTATCTCTTCAACCAACGATCATTCCACACATCACTATACGTGTCGGGATCCATTCTTTCGTAGCATTCGACAATAATAAATTCACCGACCGCTAATCTAGCACCCCAATCCATATCGATGTATAGTTTGTCTGTATGGCGATTGAATCGCAAACCTTGCTGACCCACAAAGATATCTTCCATCAAAGCAATGTTTTGCATCGCCATAAAGTATGGCGCAGCAGGTCCATAGTTGAACGCAAACGCATCGTTGAGTGACATCTGATAGCGAATGTTGAACATATTATTAGAAGAAAAAGATCCACCAATCGCAAGAACATTAGTGATTCCGATTATAGAATCGGGCACTGTTAGATACTTGTTGTCGATATCGTCTTGAGTAACTTCGTGAGACAGATAAAGTTTTCTTGATCCATCAAAGTGATAATCATGGTAGTACTCTAAAGAAATTTCAACACAATCTTCGACTTGATCATCAGCAACATTAATTTCTAACAGAGGCGCACCTAAGCGTCTCAAGCAAAATTCCTTGAACTCTTCTCGGTTTGCGGGTTTGTTGATGCTCATTTGCTTTCCAGTTTTGAGTGTTTATACTCTATTTATAATTCTGGTATTGGACCTATAAGTCTAACGTGGATAGGTTCTCTTTGAGTTACCCTCCCATCCATTGGTTGCTTGGACATTCTTTTCCAATAGTCGGATCCAAATTCAGCATCAATATATAAAGTCAATTCTGAAATATATTCATCGTAAGCTGCAGAATCTTGTTCCGAAGGTAACTCTTCTTTTAATCTTCTAACCTCTTCACGAACCGAAGCCAAGTCTATTCGGTGTTTCATAATTATCATTCCATCTTTTCTAATATCTATTGCCATCATCTATCTCCAGTTGTAAATATTCCAGCTAATATACCATATCCGGGCGACTTCCATGCGGAAAAACATTTGTTTTTAGATATCCAGGTAACTTGCGCTTCCTCGGTCCAGTAATGGTGATTTCCGGATTCTGCATCACGTAAAGTATGGCAGGGATATCTTTTAATATCAAATTGTGCCTCATTTTTGGGGTCAAATCGGGGTATGGTCGGCACATCACTTCGGATAACAATACTTGCTCCGCTACCGCCATTTAATTGAGTCACCCCTTTCCAATCATTTACGGTCAAACCTAGAGAAGCCCAATCTATACTACCACTCCCGAATACATCATATGTCTTGGTGCCATCTTGAAAAAAACTAGGACCCCTAGTGTTTGATGTAATATAGGGAATCTCACATATAGGTAACGTTGGGCGCCCAGCATTAAAATTTGTAGCTTCTAAATGGTTACTATATTTTGCTCCGGGGCTTGGCTGGCCAGCGTGATATTCTCTAAAGAAATACCCGATCATCTGCCCCGTCGATCTAAAGGTGTTTTGTGTGACACCATATGGATGTGCCCTGTAAGTGACATAGAAAGGATTCCCATCAGCCGCACCATTTTTACCAAAAAAATAAACTCCGCTATTTTGATATGCTATTTGAAACCGATTAAGTGTTGAAGTATAACTTACAAAAGTTTCAACTGCGAGGCCAGAGTTTCTTCTTGGAAAAGCATATGAGTTAGAATCATATTGTGATGCATCGTAAGTTATAGGTTGTGTTCTAGCACTAATATCTCCTTTAGCGTCCCAATCCTGAAATGGAATGCTCCAATCTGCATGCGCCCACCATACATTGGCAAGCCTTGCCACGGTAGTACTAGGATATGCGTTTGTGTTGATAAACGAAAATGCTATTAGCTCAACATGATCTCCCGAATATCTATGACCTACAAACTTGGTCGTATCTTGTGTTGCATTACCATAAATCGGCTCAAGCACGGCATCATTGTTTGCGGGCCCATTAGTATTATAACTAGGAACTGGTGAAGTAGATTTGCCGGCTTGACTCAAATTGTTTATAGTCCAGGCGCCGCCAAGCGGAACATATCCATATATTTCCCAATTCAATATGGCTGGATTGTATACTGGAACATATAATAACTCTCCATTATGAGCCCATGCAACCGCTCCTACATTCATTCCTGCAGATATAGCTGAAGCGGAACCTGGAATCGCTATAGATACGCTAGGAGATCCCCAATTTATAGCAGGCGACCAAGCTACGGTCGGAATGTACTCTTTCAATTGAGAAGCTGCCCTATCGACGACCCAAAGTTTAGTACCATCCGGTTTCCAGTGAAAGTTAGTACAATTGTTGTAGCCGTTAGAGGACGAAGAGAAAGATCCCGCCGTAGTAACATCCCAAGGTGTCGATAGAAACCACCTCGCAAATGCATTTGGCCCAAGTCTAAACATATAGGTTCCATCGGCCGAGAAGGATAAAGCGGAGTAAGTTCCATAAAGTGGGTTTGAGTATGTCCCTAAAAACCCTGCTGTGGAATTCCAACTTCTTGTTCCGATTGAAGTTCCTATTCCAGTACCATGAGCAAATGCAGAACATGTACTTAAATCTCCAGCAACCGAGAGGTCATATTCAGTAAAACAGGTAACACCATTGTAATTAGTGTCGGTCGCAGATAT